ATCAGGCCATCTGCCACGTTTAACGCCAGCTCGCCTGATGCCAGTTGTGCAGCAGTCGGCACGATGCCAGCTGTGGCACTGCGCCGCATCTGGATCACATTCATGGCTAGAACGTCCCGCCGTCAATAGCCGCGCTCGATGACAAAGCATCGCTGATACCGTAGCCGGCCAGCGTTGTTGGTTTGCCTGTGATATTCGCCCAGGCGGGCGTGATGGCAACCGAACCCGCAGTAGTCAAGCGGCCTTTGCCATCCACGGTAAAGGTCGGTATTGCCGTGCCTGAGCCATACGCGCCCGCCACCACGGCTGTAGCGGATAACGTCATGGCAATAGAGATGTTGGCAGAGCCGTCGAATATGGCGGAGCCGGTAACGTCTCCGCTATGGCCGATACTGCGTGCGGTTTGCAGAACGGTGGCTGATCCCGCATTTCCGGTGATGGTGCTGACCACTACCGCGCCTGTTGATCCGTTGACACTGGAGACGGATTCGGTGTTGTCTACCTTGTCCCAGGTGGTGCCGTTACTGACGATCCAGTCGCCGATCATCCAGTCACTGATGGTGTCCACAACGGTGGCACCCGCTACGCTGACTTTGTAGTAATAGCCTTTATTGCCAGCTGCGGCGGCAATGATCGTCGGCGTATTAGTGCTGGCATTCCACGTGCCCTGGTAATTCAACCCGCCCACCGTCGACGCGGGCAGCTGCGCTGACGGCACCTTCCCGTCAGCCCCCAGCGAGGCAACACCGCTGGCTGCGCCGATCTGGCTGGTGGACACGGCGCCGACTTGAGCCGCACTCGGGTACGCGTGTACGTGGTCCGATTTTGCCGCCGTGGTAGCCACACCGGCAGATCCTGCTGCAGCCAGCGCGGCTCCGGCAGTTGCGCCCAGTTGCAGGTAATCAGTGATGCCGTATCCCGCCATCGTGGTGGGTTTTCCGGTGGTGAGCTTGCTCCAGTCAAGTGAGGGGATGTCGGCAGCGGCCAGCGACCCTCCTGCTGTCACACGTCCCTTTGCGTCAACAGTAACCTTGGCGTAGGAACCTGCAACCACGCCAGTATTAACAAACGTGATTGCAATGCCGCTGAACAGCGTACCGGTGCCGGTTGCATCGCCTGTGATTGCGATCGTATCCGCCTTGCGGGCAAAAGTGCCTGCTCCGGCAATGGCCTTAACTACAGCACCAGATTCGCCGATGAACAGGTTTTGTGATGCCTCCGACCACGCCACCTCGCCAACTGCCAGTGATGGCGGTGTGGCGGTTGTAGCACTGCGTTTTATCTGTATTGTATTGGGCATTCAAATTTCTCCTAATTAAAAATAACCACCATCGAGCGTGAGTGAATTGGTATCAACGGGTGGCCCCTGAATTCCTTGCGCACCTTGACCGCCAGGTAATCCGCGCGGCCCGATCGGGGCGATCCCTACTTCAATCAACACCGGGGCTGGGGTTGAAATACTTACGTTGGGGGCCGTTGGTACTATCATCCCCACCGAAAATTGAGGCTGGAAGACGATCTCAATGCTCGGTCCTGGCGTGATCATCTGGTTACGCCCTCAGCCACCGTTACCCAGAATGATTCAGATGAGCGGACAATATCGCCTTGGGTAATCACGATGTCGCACACCATCGTGCCGACGGGCCATAATTTAGTGTCACCGGAAATCAGCGCGAATATGCCTGGGGAGATAACCTGATCGCTAACCAGTACTGCCAGTGTCGCCACAAGATTAAGCGTCCCCTGTGCGCGGAGCTGTGATGTGATCGTCAACCCCGACACTGAAGTTGGCACGCCGCCATCCTTCCAGGTGCAAGCTAGGCTAAACGTGTTGCCCCTCTTGAATGGGCCAATCGATTTCATGGCAGGCTGCCGAAATCCATGTTTTTAGGCGCAAACATATTCATCAATCCCTGCAAAACCTGCGCTCTATTTCCTGCAGATAAAACAACTCCACCTGCTTCCGCCAGATTGGCCAATTCCTCCTGAATTGTGTTCAGCCATTCCGCCGTAATCTCGGTTGGTGGCTGACTCGTCGCTGCATTTTCCGCGACGAATAAGTGATTTACGTGACCCGCTCCGTTAATTCTGTCCATAGCTTCCTCCTGTTCCTGTGATGTCTTCAAACCATAAAAATACGTGAGCCTGCTTGAATGCCGCGAGAGCATCCCAGAGAGGCTGTGGATTTACGACTGAGCGGTAATAGCGCACACGCAGCACATAACGACTGCGCGATCCCCATAACCGGTCACCGGCATGGCTGCCTACCCGGAACGGCCCGACCAGATGATCTACCAGCAACAGCGGCACTGTAAAAGTCAGCCCAGGCGCTGCAGCGCTCCATAGCCTGGCTCCCACCTTGCTGCCGACGGCAAAGGTGCGGCGCGGCATTGTTTCCGCCACACCCGCAATCGCCTCCACAGCTACGCGCCGGTACTGGCTGATGTGCCAGCTGTTGTATTTAGGACGGTGCGCTTCAATCGCTGCATCCAGCACTGTTTGCGTTTCGCCATCCACACGCGCCAGTTCCAGGGCTGTACCGAGCAATAGTTGGTCGCCAGTACCGCCTTGAGGCCATTCCCACGCAGCACCAAGTGGCAACAGGGCATGCAGTGCATCGGCAAATTCGCGAGAGGTATGATTCTGGATTTGCATGGCTATACCAAAATAATCGGGTTAAGCACCAACACTTCGCCAGCGGCAACAGCGGTGTCCGCAACTGGCGATACCCGTGTGTATTGTGTCGTTACGCTGGCAATCGCCGCGTCAATTTCAGCCAGCAACAGCACGGCTGTTTCGCTGGTTTTCGCGAATGCCAGGAGTGCGAGTGCGCTGCTAATCGCTGCACGGTTTTGCGCAGTATCACTGCCAGGGAATAAGTGGATAGATACCGATACTGTCCGCACCAGAGGTGCTGTGACGCGCCAGTCAGCTGTTCCTGGTGCGATGCTGACCAGGAAGGCGGCTACTGCATCCAATACGGCCTGAGTCGGCAACCTGTTGGCCAGTCCATTGCAAATCGGGCGCACCACCACCGTACCGAGGCCCAATGTGTGCAACTGCACCAAAGCGGAGGTTATAGACGGATGAGCTTTTTTTGCCCAGAAACGATAATCGTCCGGTTTACCGGAGCGAGCGCCGAATGTCACTACCGTCCGCCATTCATCCGCCACCCGCATGCGCCAATCATCCACCAGTTCATCGTCTGCGCCGCCGTTAAGTCCTGCAACGTCAGTAGTCAGCGTGCCTGCACAGCCAGGAACTGGATCAACCAGTGCTAACGTCTGGCCTGCGATTAAATTGCTGGATAAGCCCGTCGTCGTGCAACGAACTGAAACAGGGGTAGAGCCTGCGCCCAACACCACCGCAGCAAGCACCTTGTAGTCGAGGCCATTGGCTCCGCGTAAAAGAGTACCCGCAAGAATGATCGTCCCGGCATTGCCGGTAGCGAGCGCCACACCAGTCGCAGCTAACGCCGTCAACCGGCCCACGCCGTAGAGCATGGCCCAGTCATACAGCCGTTCCAGCTCGCAGGTGAGCGGCGAGCACTGCGCGTCGATCCAGTCCAGATAACCATGCTGGCCGTTGCAAGCACGCGCCCAGGCTGCCGCTAACGGCGTGCGCAATACCGCTGGCATCGCCGCCAGGTCGGCTTCGATGCGGGATTTAAGCTCAAGGTAGGTAGGTCTTGCGTAAGGGATCACAGCGGCACACTCATTGCGAATTGGCGGCCATTATGCTTCGCGCGTATTTCCAGAATAACGCTGGAAACGTTTCCAGCTACCCCCGTCTCGGTGACAACTACATCAGACAGAGCCGGGGCATGGCTGACCAATGCCATGCGCACCAAATCCAGCGTCTCACGCCGGGCCGCACTGCCTAATGCCTGGCGGCGTACATGCCACAAACCGCTGCCGGCCTTTGGATCATCCCACCAGCCACGCCGCTCGTAACGGTCTGCGACACGGCTAACGGGGGCTTCGGCATCGGTAAACAGCGCCGCATATACCAGCGTGGCGACCGCCGCATCCGCATCCGCATCGGCCAGTGCGGGATCATCGAACTCCAGATCAAACACGCCATTATCAATTTGCACCAGTTTCAACATATCAATTTACTCCCGAAGTAGGCGTGCCAGGCAAGGTGCTGGTGTGGGTATGGCTCTCGCTGATATTCTTGCCATTGGCTGTTGCCGTGCCGGTAATCTCAAGGCCGCCGAGTACAACCAACTTGCCGCCGATCTTCGCATCTCCGCTGGTCTCGAACATCGGCGTCTGAGCGATTACTTTTGTCGCAGCCTTCGCCTCAATGATCCCGCCGCACTTCATCAGGACGTGATTGCCTTCGTCGTCATGCAACGCCACTTCGCCCTCTGCTAAATCCATCTGATAGCGCTTGTCACCGATGACGAGAGCCACGCCGTATGAACGATCACCGCCAGGGAATTCCAGATAAGCGCGGCTGCCGGGTTTGGGGCGAGAACTGAATCCATAAGGCTCGACCCGGTCGATATTTTCCAGCGTCTCTTCATCCAGGACTTGCACCTGCACTTTATCCGCGCCGACTAACGTGACTTTTCCCTGAGCGCTGAGCAGTTGTAAACGATGCCAAACTTGACTGCTTGCGGTCATTTTGTCGCTCCTGGCGCAGCGGCTCGGCTACCCGCTTTGTGCTTACGTTTTAACTTTTCTTCGCCGATAAACGCATCGCGAGGCATCACCTGTAAATGGGTCACGCTACCGCCGTTTTCGTCGCGCGAGAATGTCCGGTCTCCGATCAAAAACACGCTATCAATCCCCTCGTGCGGGATCACCACGCGCACCTGCTTATTCACTGCCCACAAGCCCGTCGCGTGTTGATATCCGCACAGCGTAAAATCGATACGAAAGGCTCTGGCCAGCCTGCGGTTATGTTCCAGTTCGGCACGGCGTTTCAACCCGCCCAATCCACCGCCCTGCTTGTCCGCCACGATGTGCATCGGGCGAAAATAACTGATTCCAATATCCTTGACCGATCCTTTGAGCGCATTCCCGCCTTCATAGTCAAAGCCCTTTACCACATAGTCTGAGTAGCGCTGTCTGAAATCCTCAACGATGCCGTAACTCTTGAAATGCTCGCCATATATCAACGTGGCCACCGGCGCATCCTTGCCCGGAGGAGTCAAAATCAATCCTCCATTCGGAGTGGCATACAGCATCAGGTTTGCCGCTCTGGCCGCATTGATCAGCGCGTTGGCGGGCATCTCGCATTGCATCGCAAAATGCGGCACCACGGCGGTTTCTCCAACGATTGTCACAGGCACTTTAAACGGCTCACAAATGCGCTTTACAAGCTCGCCCAATTTCAGCCCGGAAAGCGTTTTCGAATATTGGCAATCGACCAGCTCACGCGCCAGGCTACGCCCGTCAAAACTGATGGTATGGCTCTTGCTGTCCATCCGGCGAGGGTAACTGTCCGGGCGGACGGTAGCGGCCAGATGACCATCCACCCACACTGTGACGACGGTATTTACGGTCAGCGGCAATGAAGTCCCCGTGCCGTCGCCGCTCAGCGACAAGCGCACTGAGGAACATAGATCGTCAATCGATTCGTGGATCTCCACATTCTGCCAAAAACCGTAACGTACCCCGTCGAAGCGCAGTTCTACCGTGGAGGGAATATCCTGGTTAATCATAGACACGCTCCCGCACAAATAATGGATGGCGCGGTTTGTTTTGCGCCAGGAACACCGCTTCATCAATTCCCATGCGATGCGCCAGCACCGTGGCCGGCGTGGCGTTCACAACATCCCGGAAATTCGACGGGACAAGGTTCTGCGCCATTAGTGCATCGATCAACGCCGTGCGCGCCGATACAGCCGCCTGGAAGACAGGGTCGGACATCGCGGGCAGCAGCGCATCGATCGCCGTCACCACACTCGCCAGTGCAGCATCGCGCACCCAGGCTTCACGATAATCTGCCAAGGCCGCCTGCAACGCTGCCACCACCAGCAACCGGCTGCGTAATGCGGCCTCGCTGGCGATGGTAGCGAGCAGCGCGGGCGAATAATCCAGCAAACCTGCTACAGGAAGTGCGCTGGCTGCCTGCTTTGTTAAGGCGGCAACCAGACGGGGGCGAGCCACGTCCGCCACATCCGTGGCCACGGAGTCCAAGCCGAGCCCCAACATGCCAGACAGCGAGTTTAGAGCCGCCGCATAAGCGCCCGGCAAGGCCATCAACGTGGCCAGATCGCCTTTGATCCCCTGAATTACACCCATCACCTGGTGCAGCATTGTCAAAGGCAATTGCGCCATCGCAAGCACGTCGCGCAACTTGTCGAGCTGCGCCGAAACAGCGGCAAGAAACTTGGCAAAATCGCTCGCATTCATCGGATTCGGCGCAAAGGCCATATCTGATTCATCAGAAAACTTCGAGAAGCGAGCGATGGCCATATCGGTGCGATCCACCAGCATGGTTTGCACCATCCCGCCCGGCACGAAGTCCACGCTGATCGCGCAATAGCCGCCCTTGTCGTTACTCTCGTGCACCGACCAGTTATGTGCGCGCACCCACAGCAGACCGCGCCACGGGTGCATCAACCAGTCTGCGCCCGGCGTATTCAGCGCCAGTAAAAACTTGTCGCGGAACAGGTCGTAATCGGGGCCGATGAAATAGGCGTTCAGGTGGAATTCGCCCGCCTTGCCGCCCAGGTCTTCCACCACCGGTTCTTCAGCGCCGGGGAACTCATGTATCGCCAGACGGCGACCGCCCTTGGTGTCGTGGCTTTCAGTCAGAAAACTGAGCTTGTCGTCCTTGAACCAGGCGGTGGTCATGCGCTGCGCCCAGCCCGGCAGAGCAGGAGCGGCGATCATCTCGGCGCTCCATGCCACAAGTTACCGGTGTGCATCTGCACATTGCCGCTCGTGGTACTCGTTTTCTGTCCTACTAAAACCAAGCCGGGAGCGAGACCAACAGTCAGATTCGCGTTCACCTCAGTTGGCTTCGGCTCTGGCGCTGACTTAAAAGCCTCGGTGACGCCCTGGACAATCAATCCGCCGACCCCGCCAATCGCGCCACCAACGACAGTCCCGATGCCGGGCAAGAGGCTGCCGACGGTCGCGCCGAGCCCTGCGCCAGTCAGCGCGGCTGAACCATATCGCGCGGCGACCGAATCCTCCCCTGCCACCGAAGACAGCACAGCACCACCGGCAGTGGCGGCGAGACCGAACAACCCGGCTCCTTTAGGCACCACCGGCAATCGGCTGGCGACATTTGCAACTGCCGTGATGCCGGGAATCGAAGAAAGCATGCGCAGCCCGGTTTGCGTACCCATCATTGCCCGCAGCGCCATCAACGAACTGGCCGTAGTCGCCAATCCCAGCCCGGCAGCCGTACCGGCAATTGCGCCAGTCCCGAGTCCAGGGTTTTTATCGACAGTCGGCTGAATGTAATCGCCCAAGAGCACATTGACGCCATCCGTCACGCCTTTCAGCATTTCACCAATTCCCTTGGCAGCGCTGGCTTTGGTGTTTTCCCAAGTACCGGATAATGATTCTCCCTTGGAACTGAGCGTGCTTGTTTTCGTGCGAATGCGATCTTCCATGTCGGCTTGGCTTTCCAGCTTGCCCAATGATTCTTTAAATCCAGCCACCCCGCCTTTTTCAACCATGATAGAAGCAGGCCGAGCCGCTTCGGTACCAAACATCTTGGTCAGTACTCTGATCCTGTCCTGATCGCTCAACGGCTTGAGTTTTTCGAGCTGCGCGAACATGTTCTCGATTCCGGCGAATTTCCCCTGCTTGCTGAAGAAATTCATTTTGATACCGAACTCGGCCAGTATTTGGCGCACCTCTTTGGCTTCCTTGCCATTCTCGCCAACATGTGAATCAATAGTCGCAGTGCGTTGCAGCATCATGGCAAAGTTAGTGCCGAATGAGGTATTTTCCAGACCTACACCCGCTGCCATACCCTGTACAGCAAGCAATTTTTTAGCGTTATCCGCGCCCGTCAAGCCGAGTGTGTTGTAAGTTGGTGCGGCATACTGGGCCACACCCCTGAAATCATCCGGGCTAATGCCATAGCCATAACGCGCCTTTTGCATGATGTTAGCCATCTCGGGCAATTCATCGGCACCCAACCCATAGGCCTCGCGCATCTTGGCAATAGTAGTAGCCGACTGGTATTGATCCATGTTGGCCAGCACGCCGAAATTTGCCGATGCTGTCAGCCCGCCGCCGGTGATCGCGCGTTCCGTCATACCCTGTTCTTTCAGGGCAGACGCCGCCGCGACGAAATCTTTGGTAGAGCCGGGTAATTTATTGCCCAGCTCGGTCGCTTGCTTCATTATTTCGCCATAAGCGTCCGATACTTTCCCGCCCTTGCTCATCAAGGCGATCTTCAAGTCGGCCTGAGCAGTTTCGAGGTCGGCATAAGACCTGACCGGGTTAGCGATAACCGACTTTGTCACCACAGCACCAGCGGTGACAGCCGCACCGACTTGACCCGCTTGCAGCAGACGTTGCGCCTTGGTCAATTCCCCCATCTCCAGCCGCAATTCCCGCACCTTGGCGATGCTCGCATCCTGGGCGCGGGCCAGATCACGCGCACTGGACACGCCGGCACGCGCAAGCTGCTGGTAGGCGGATTCTGTTTTATGAATCTCATCGCGGATCACCTGCTCAGAGCGCACGCCCAGACGCTCACGGGCGGAAGCAATCTCCCGATACAGCTGGATATGGCTGTCGTGCTGCTTTTGTATCGCCGCCACGGACTTGCTGGCAGACGCTTCAGCGGCCTTGGTGGACTTGGTTGCAGCAGAAACAGCCGCCGCCGAAGTCTTCTCGGAAGACTGCACGGCGGCCTGCGTGACGGACTTTAGCCCGGCTGTTGCGCCGTCTTTCAGGCGCAGGGCTAATTCAACATTAACGGCGGATTGAGACATGAACGACTCCAGGACTGGGGGATGTCCGGAGCTTACGCGTGCGCGCGAGGCGGGTTCAGGCTGGAAACGTTTCCAGCGGGCATGAAAAAAGGCGACCAACTGGCCGCCCATCTATCAATCAAACTTCCTTTGTTCCATCGCCGCCGCTATCTTCGCCCATATAAACAACTCAGCCAGGGGCAGCGATTTTACATAGCGCAAGTCCTGATGCAGCCCTCGGGCTACGAGGGCACAGGCGGTCAGGACCCGGGCGCGTTTTTTTCGTCAGCCTCAGGCTTGATCAACTCTGAGGCGATGGCATCGGCAGCACGATAGTCCGTGACATGCAGTTTTTTAATCAGTTCTTCGTCGGTGCCGGTCAGGTTGGCGATCAGCACGATGGTCTGACGGTTGGCACCACGCTCATCAAAGGCCAGCAGGTCATCTGCAGTCGCGTGGTCGCGGAATTTCAGTTCTTCAATCGTCGTTTTACCGACGATTATCGGGTGTTTAAGCGTCAAGGTTTTCATCGTCGTTCCTACGAAATTTGTTCAGAAATGTTAGCCATGATGGTCAGCTTGCTTTCGCCGTCGCCCACGCCAATCGGCTCGGTGACAAAGGCCATCGGCAGATGATGTACATGTCCGTCGGCCAGTCGCACCGTGACCGTTTCATCCTTGATGTTATTCAAAGCCGATACGTCCACGCCGCCATGCAGGTTGATGGACAACTCCAGTTTGGCAGGCGTACCCGTTTCGGTATAACCGCCGTCTTCGGCGAGGCGGCCGCCCTTGTGGTCGCGCTTCACACCGCTCGGCGTAAACGTACCCGGTTTATCGGCCAGTTGCAGCTTACCGATTGAAGGCACCGAAACGGTGCGGATATTATTGAGTTGCATGTTTAAATCTCCTGTGAATACGTTTTAATCGCCAGATATGGTTGGGTTGGAACCCTACCTATGCCGCTGTCTTTCTGAACTGGCTGCGGCCTGCCAGGATGTAGAACGGCGACAACACCACCGGCGTATCCAGATAATTGAAGCGGCTCGGGTTAGTCGGATCCTGTTCGACCACCAGCTTCGTTTTATAGAACTCGTATTCCTGTACCCAGCCGAACTCCTGCATCAGTTTTAGCTTGTACAACGTCAGCAGATAGGAGCGCACGTCATCCACGGTAGTGATGCGCAAGCCGGGGCGGTATCCTTCGTTGCTCTTCGCCGCTGCCGTGCCGGTGAACTGCTTGATAGCTCCGATGCGTTGCTCATAGCGGATGCGTTCCATCACCTCTGCGGCGTTGATGTCCAGATACGAATCATCGGCACTGCCATCAGGCCGATACTGGTACATCGAGACCAGCCGCTTGATACTGCACGAACCATCCTTCGCCACCTGCATCACGCTCATGCCCTTAAACAGCAGGCTGTTGGCGTTCGTCCAGTCGTGATAGGCCAGCCCGATCATGCCAGGCAAGGGAACGCCTTCCAGCGATTCCACCGGGTTGTTGTACAGACGCGGCGCGGCGGCGGCGCATACCATCGCGGCTGCTTCCCAGGGCGAGGTCGGATTGACGAATAACGACAGCGCAGAAATATGCTCGTAGTTCTTGGTGAGACCGAATGTTGCTGCACTGGCATAGTCGCCGCGAAATGCGGTGAAGGCGCGGAATCCGGCCTGAATCGGCGGCAGGTAGCGCACTTTGCTCTCAGCTGCCCAGGCGGCCAGCGTGGCGGCATCGTTGATGCCGAGCGCCACATAGCGATACCAGTTTTGCCCGATGATCTGATGCAGATCGCCCGGCACCGGGTCTCCCGCGCCGCCGGTCATCGCAACAATCGACAACCCTAGGCCTGCCGGGGTCGGCTCGCCATAGATGCTGGTGCGCAGATCGATGTCGTTTCCGCAACTGCCCTTGTGTATCGAGGTCAGTGTAACGACAGTTGCGACCGCTGCCGCTGTCACCATCACAGCGCTACCGCTTGCGGTGATAGCCGCAGCAATCGCCGTGGCCACGGCGGCGGGTGTCGCGCCTGATGTGATGCCCACATTCACCAGGACACCCGCGATGTACAGAGCCAACGTGCCGCTAGCGGCAGGCGCGGCTATTACCGTAATCGTGCCGGCAGCGGCTACCCCGGCCACATTATCGGCATAGGGCAACATGTAAATATCCAGCACCGGATCAATCGCGCGGTAGCGTGCGGCCATGTTGGCCAGCATCGACCCGGCACCTGCTTTGGCGATGGCATCTGCCACGCTCGACAAGCGAACGATGGTGCCGGCGGGTGCCGTGCCGACAGGTAACTTTTGCCCGACCAGCAACACGCCGGGAATATCGCCGCCCAGACCCGCCATAGAGCCGTCGATTTCGACGTAGGCACCGGGATAACGCAGTGCGGGTGGAATGTTTTGAAACGAAATCATAATCTGCCTCCTGTTAAAGTTAGCCCGTTGTAAGCCGGAACGGGGTCGGCTAAATAATTGCTAATCAAAGCGGTGAATTCATAACGGTCACGCCAGTAAATATCGCCATCGGTGTATTCAAGAATCTGCCCGCCATCCCACTTGATCGGGCGTACATCCTGCTCAATCTCCCAGCCCAGCAGCAAACTCTTCACGGCCCGGCGATACTTCAGCAGCTCATCATCAGTGTCGCCCTGGGTATGCGTGCGCACGTTTTCAATTGCGATCACCACATCAAACACAAAGTCCGTATCTTCCAGCCCGATACCCGCATGGCGCACCTTGTCGCCGGCGCGTACTACCCAGGCAGCAGGCAACGGCAACGCGTCGCGGTTTAACCTGGCATATTCCGCAGCACCCGCCACTTGCCTGAACCAAATCCCGTCAAAGCCAACCGGTTTCGGCGTCAGGTGCAAGATCAGCGGAGTGAGCGAAATCACCAGCCGTTCCCTGTTGATCCTGCCGATGCCACATAACGACCTGGACTGGATGCAATCTCTGCACCACCATCGACCAGCACCGGATCGGTCGGCAAAGGTGGAAGCAGATTCAGCTTGCCATTGGCATGTTGACGGAACGTCTCTACCGCCGCGTCATACGCCTTCTGCACCGGTTCCGTCATGCGCTCGCCGCCCTGTAAGTAGAACAGCGCAATGGTGGATGCCAGCCGCGCCAGCAACGGCGTGCGAACGATTGCCGGAATACCGAAGCTCACTACCAGTTCGTCCGCATCGGTCAGTGCCGTGTCAATCGCGTGCAAAGCCTGTGCAATGACAGCCTGCTCATCTGCGGTGTAGCCCGTGAGTACTCCCCCCTCGATTGCGGCACGCAAGGCATGATCCGGCAACATCGCCACGTCGGTAGGAACAGCCAGCTGGGCCAGACGACGGGCATTGGATCGCGCCAGCAAATCAGATCGGGTGGCGAAGCCCATTATTCGGCAACACCTTGAACGACGATTTCATTGAAAACTACATCGCGCTCAGCCGCAGAAACTGGCCAGCCAGTGATCGCAATGATCGCCTCGACCTTCGGTACGTTGTTGCCAGTCCACAACGAGGCATTGCCTACATCCAGCTGGGCGATGGCGACCTTGATAGCCTCTGCGCGCACGGCGGGATCAGTCGGAGCAATAACTTGGGAAGATGCCAGAGCATCAGCAGTTGCTTGAGCTTCGGCGGCAGCGGCGTCCGGATCAACGAAATCCAGCGGCTTGATTTCGGAGACTTCCAGACACTGATCTTCGCGGTAACTTGTTTCGGTGGCGGCATCGGCATCGACCGTCTTCCATTTGCCGGAAAACTCGGTGCCACAACGGAAATGGCGGGCCATTACCAGACCAACCATAATGCGGATATATAATTTTTTCATCGCTTACCTCTTTTGCGTTATCAAGCAGGGGAACGGCATGCCGCCCCCTGTGTCGAGAGTCGTTTGTTACAGACCTAACCAGGGCGTAACCAGCAACTTCACCTTGTTGTAGTTGATGTTTGAAGCGCCGTTGGCGCTTTGAGCCGCCTTGAGCAACGCTTCAGCTGCCGCCTGGTTGTCGGGGCCGACGACCAGCAGATCTGGCGTGATGCCCAGTTTGCGATTGCCGTCCCCTTTGAACTTCATCATCGCGGTGTAAGCCGCATTGAAGTTTGTCGCATCCAGTGCGGCCTTTGAGCCAAACGCGCACTGCCAGAAGCCATACGCCGCCGCACCGCGCCAGCGGCCGCCGAAGGCATACGAGTCTTGTTCGAACACTTGCGTGGTATTCGTGCTGGTGAGCGATTCAAACTGCGCCGCGATGCGCTCCTGCAGATAGATCGCGCTCGGTGCGCGCTCGGTACAAAGTAACACCCAGGGCTCAAGCAAACCCGCCTGCACGTTGCTTTGCACCGTAATTGCGCCCGTGCCGTCTTCGTTTGCCGCCGTCGGGTGATCGACGTCGAAGAAAAATTGATCGTCGTAGCACAGACTGGTGAAACCTGCTTGCAGCGCTTGGAAAATCAAGTCGTTCTTCATATCCACGACAGACTGGCCGAAACTCTCGGCAATACCGCCGTACTGACTGAAATTATCGTCTTCGATGTCGGTACGCAGCACATCAATGGTGCTCTCAAACTTCCGGTTCACGACGGTGTACGCTTTTTCCGACAAGTTCTTATGCAAACGCGCACCGACCCATTCGCGGAATGCGGGGAACTGCGACAGCCAGGCGTAGGTATTGGATTTTCCGTCGCTGTTGATCAGCTTGGCGACTTTCTTCCAGTTGTCCGGTGAGGCGGCAAGACCTGCATTGAATCTTGCCTTGAGCGTGGTGTGTAGTGCTGCAATCTGCGCGGCGGTTAACATGGTTTTTTATCCTGTTGAATTGAAATATGGGTTGGAAATACAGGTGACCGACAAGCCGCCTACTTGCCCTTGTTCAGCTTGAACGCTTCCGGCGTTACGCCCAGCCGGGTACACATCGCCAGCTCGACTTCACTCAAGCCCTGTGCGCCAGCTGCCTCATGCTCACCGGCTTGTTTGGTCAACATCGTCAGCGGACTGGTTACATCCAGGTACTCGGTCAGCGCGGCAAAGCTTTGCTTTTCTGCCCAGGGTTTTTGCGCAGGGGTCAAACGGCCGCCTGTTAAAGCCGCTGTCATCAGCGCGGCGTGCTGTGTTTTTTCGGCGGCCAGCGCGGCAGCGACTTTTTCTGTTTCAGCCGCCGCAACCTTGGCGGACAATCCGTCACGCTCGGCAGTCAATGCCGCCAGCTGACTGGTCAGGCCAGTGTTCGCCGTAGTCAGCGCGGCCATCTGCGTAGACAAGCCGTTATTTTGAGCGGTGAGTTCCGCAAGCTTCTTTTCCATCTCGACATCTCCTTCTTCGGGGTTATAAACAGACAGGTCACGAGCCAGGGCAGCAAGTGCCTCCAGTCCGTCCACCCCCGGCGTATTGGTCAGTGCGACGGAAACGATCTCCATCACCTCACCGGTTGCCGGGTTGTAGAAAAAAACCGCGCTGATGTAGCGATACTTCAGTTCGGCAATCATTTGTTTGGCTTCGTCCACCCAGCGGATGCCGGTAGCGAACAGCCCGGCTTGTCCCGAATCTGTCGACGGATCGCGCCATTGCAGATTGGAGCCCTTGAACCAACCGGCAGCAGGCACGGGCTTGCCGTTCTGTGCAGCGCGCAGGCTCTGGTGTTCGTAATCGATCAGGAAGTCATTCTTGAGTCCGGCGGCACGTGCAATGACGCGCGCCGCAATCGCTGCATCCAGTTGCCAGGCGGCGCAATCCACCGGACGCACATCCGTCGAACGGAATGGACCAACCGGCAGCAGGTGCGCATCGGTGGCGACACCGTCCGCCCCCTGAGTAATTTCAAAGGTCAGTGCGGCGCAGGCGGTTTTGGGTTTGGCTGGGTGATGCATCGTGCAGCTCCTGAGTAAGTGGAGTGCATCTTCGCGTGACGGGGGTTTTGTGACACCGCTGGAAACGTTTCCCGATGGTCAGGACGAAAGCGGCTGTGAGGGGCTGGAAGGGCTTGTTAATGCGGCAGGCTACATCGGTATTGCTGAAAATCATTTAAACGAGAGAAGGCGTTTTTCGAAGGCGATTAGCGCTATTACTGAACCCGCTTTGAGGTCAAAGTCAGAATAAATCCAGCTGACGGTCGTCGCCTTCCCGACAGATGTTCTGAATCTGCCTGGAACTCAGACTATGCTGGCGCGCCAGCAGGCGGATGCTGGAGTGCTGCTTTTCTTGGCGGATCTGCGTATCCCGCACACGGATGATGAGTTTGTCCGCCTTGGGCAGCGTGACCCGCCCATTGGCATCCAGGTGAGCCGCTAGGCTGTGGCGCAGACGGTTCAGTTCATCCGGCTGCAAACCCAATGTCTGGCTATGATGCTTCGGGATGGAGACATTGACGCCACCTTGCAGATGTAAAAAGTCCCGCGCACGGGTATAGCCCAACGCCCGCACCACAGCGTGCAGCACCGGCGGGAACGAGCGCAACAGCGCTTCATCCACCGACGGATAATCAAAGCTGTGATCGGGCGTGTTCATTTCAGGCGCGACCCAGCCAGCTCTTCATGGCTTCAATCAGGTTCTGGCATTCCTCAACGCTCAGACTGTCCAGATCCGCTACCTCATGCGCAGTCTGGCGTGCGCACCAGGCCAGCAAGGCGGGACGGGTTGCCGTCGTCACCTTGCCGGCCAGTCCCAGCTTGCCCCACAGCTTTACCAGCTGGGAGATACGTGGCGGAATCGGCTTAGGCTTGATAGAACCTTTAGCCGCGTACTGTTTGACGCGCGGCCAGCCGCGCCGCTCATAGTCATCCAGCACCGCGCCCAGCTGCGGCACGTTAAGTGATTTTGAGGAGACACGGCCTGCCCTGCGCACCGCGCCATGACGCATCAGTAAATCCTGATGCGTCTCATCGCTCCAGCCGGGCATATTCTTGAGCGCCCAGCTCTTGGCGATACCGATCAGCTGAATGTAGTGACGGGACAGGTCGCTCATGACTAACCCCGTGCCACGTCCAGCGGAATCGGCTGGTATTGGTCGGTATCGCCGACGCGCTCATACACGCGCAGATAGGTGCTGCTGCCGATCACCGTCACTGCATCGGCAATCGCCTGCATCGCTTTCATCCAGCGTTCGTCGCGGATATCCATCTTGCGCAGGCGCAGCACGCGGCTGGTGTTGATTGTGCCTTCCTTGTCGACTTGGAAGGCGTCGTTGACCAGCATCTTGATCTTCGGATCGCTGGTTTCAGACCAGTCATTCAAACACTCATCGATCAGGGCTTTAGCCGCCTGCAAACGCTCGTCGAAGCTGATGTGATCCGAGATGGCGCGCTGTATCTTGTAGCGTCCGTCAAAGCTAGTCAGGGTCACATTGCCTTTTTTGCCGCCGACCTTGACGCCGTATTCCTCGCCGCTCATCTCGACAAACGCCGCGATGTCGCCGAAGGTCTGCGCTTTGAACTTGGCGATGCCTTCAGACAGGTAGCGGGCTGAAGTAACGATCTCGCGCACCAGGTCATCGCGGGCCAGATCGATAGGCTTGATATGTTCCAGAGGAATGAGGCGGCCTGCAGCGTCCTCCTTGTAGCCTGCCGGGATAATTTTTTCTGGGTTCATGGTGATTCCTTTCAGTTGTCCCCTCCCCTTCAAGGGGAGGGCTAGGGTGGGGATAGGGAGATTCGCTTAGCCGTTGCTCAACGCCACTGCGTCTTTCAACGCCTTGGACGCGCTGAACTTTGGCACGCGCTTTTCTGCAATGGCGATCTCTGCACCGGTCTTAGGATTGCGGCCAGTGCGGGCGGAACGGGTTTCGACAGTCAGCTTGCCGATGCCGGGCAGCGTCACATCGCCGCCTTTCTGCAATTCAGTTTTAATTACTAGCGCTAGAGCTTCAAGTACTGGTTGAGAAATACTCTTCGAGATACCTTTTGCATTGATTGCTTGGATCAGTTCTGCCTGGTTCATGGTGTTGCTCCTTGTTTTAATGTTTCTACAATTGCCCGGATTCGGGCGCGGTTCGCTTGTTGCTGTGCTGCGGTGATATGGTTCTCTAAGGCCAGTGGCGGGTCACGGTTGCCCAGGTTGTCCAGGAATAACCTAGGTGCCGGCCAGTGGTCGCAAATCCTGAATAGCGTTTTGAATGCCCGCTGCACCCGCGCCTGGTCAAGCTGCTCGTGCCACCGGATCGGCGCATTCTCCATCGCCTCCAGCCATACGGTGGCCGTGCCGACAATCGCATCCTCAGGCGGCGTACCGATCAGCCGTAACGCCAGCAGCTTTTGCAATCCGCTGATGATGGCTACACGCAGCCATTGGGTATCAGCCACGTTTAAATTCCTCCAGTGCGGCAATCCCGGCCAACGTCCGCGATGCCTGCTTGTTGCCGGTGGTCAACGCCGTGCCGTTGCCGGCAACTTGTCCGGAGACAGGGCGGTAGCGGCTGATCACCTCATACAACCAGCCATGCCCCTTGAGCGGTGTCTTCAGCCTTCCCGCATCGCGCGCCAGCAGCGTCTGTTCGATGCCCCAGATCCACGCTTCAAGCGGCGCTTCGTACACCTGTCCATCGCGGCTGATGCGCTGTACCTGCAAGTCTGGAATGAACTCGCCCAGAATCTTCGCCACGCGGTCCATCGTCAGTTCGCGTGTCTCAGGACGGAACAGCGCGAGATAGCGCACCACGGCGGCACCTGTTGTCCCGGACAGTTTGAACACGGTCGTCACCGCCTCACGCGCACCTTCATGTGCGAGCAGAGCATCCAGCGACAGGGTCGCGCCGCAAGCCGGGCAACGGGTACGCATTACACTGCCTCCTCTTCATCCGGCGCATAAATCTCGCCGACACGTTCACCGGCCAGTACCTGCGCCAGCAGGTGCAGGTATGCCACACAACGAGCTGACATAATTTTCATGTAAAGCTTGAATCCATTTTTTGTCTCGTCCAGCTCGGTAGCAAGACAGGCCAGTTTTACAGCCATGTCGAATTGCTTCTGGCTGGTGACTGAACAAAGGTTATTTGTACTCACAACACCCCCTTGCGCGCTGCGTTGCCGATGAAGCCTTGTTGGGACGGAACTCGAAATTCCATAGCAGAACTCTCCTGAGCGGCGCGATCCCAGCGTCCCATCAGCCCATAGATGCCGAGCAACAGCAGCACACAGACCAGGATGCGTAAATTCCTGATTTTCGTTTGATAGGGACGGATGGCATCACGCCAGATTTTGCTATTCATTTCACGCTCTCCTCAAATCTGAAATCGGCTTCAGGCACAAGATCTGAACGGCTGTGGCGTCGACCAGTTTCACATCCAGCGCACGGCCTTTGCGGAAGGCCTGTATACCCGCGATCAATCCTTCCACCAGCATCCGCGCGCTGCCCTTGCAATACTGGTACAGACGCTTCACGACTTCGTCCGACACCTCTTCCGCGCCGAAGCCGGATTGCACCAGGGCAGCGGCATCCTCTTCGCTGATGGCGGTGACAGTAGGCGGCCAGAATCCGGTGCGGCTGCGGATCTGGTCGAACTGTCCATGCTCGGGCTTGATCAGCCCGGACAGGTGTTCGGTACCGCACAGCAAGATACCGACGTTGGCCAGATCGCGCAGACGGCGCAAGGTGTGCAGCTGGTTGGGTGTGAGGGTTTCGGCTTCATCCACGATCAGCAGGCTGTCGGTATTCCGCAACGAATCCACCACGGCCTGAAACTTGTCGTTGATGCTGCCCTTGCCGTCGACGCCTGCGATCATCTTCGCCAGCAGCTTAATCAGGCTGTTCGGCGTCATGGTCGGCGTGGCTTCGATCAGATAGGTATTCGGATTCATCGCGGTGTAATGCTTGATAGCAAAGGTTTTGCCTGTGCCGACAAAGCCGCTCAACACCCCGAAATTACGATAACGGCGCGCCATCGTGCAGCAGGTGATCGCCAGCTTGTAGACGCTGGTCTCTACCGCCATCACCACATCCGCACAGGTCTCATCTGCATGACGAATCGCCGATTCGACGGAGGTCAGCAGCTTGGTCGGGCTGACCGCATAGTTGCCCTTGAGGATTTGATTCAGGCTGCTGGCGCTGATGCGCGCCAGTCTGGCCAGCGCGGCCTGGGTATAGTTGCGCTGTTCCATCCAGCCCAGAATATGCGTAATCAGCGTAATGTCTTCGCCGGTGTAGTGGCCCGGCCACTGGGTTATTTGCTTTTCCATCTTGTTTCCCCTTAGTCAAAATCAAGCAAGTTAATCGGTGCGTCCTGTTCTTCAATCAGTGTGTAATCGCCCTCCAAAGCGCCTTGTGCGATAGCTTCGGCATCAATCAGCAATCCGCCGCGCGCCGTTTGTTCATCAATCTTTTTCTGTAACCGTTTGATGGCCGTCTCCTTGCGCAGCAAGCGTTTTTCTTCCAGTCGATTCGGCACGACGGCATCGATAGACTTGATCAGATTCGCATCGCAGATCCACTTGCCGTCCAGCGCACGTATCACAGCAATACGGTCATCCATCAGGTCGTATTCCAGCACCACCAGCTGCCCGTTGTAGGCATGCAAGTCGGCGTGTCCGTATTCACGCTTGTAATGCTTGAGGCTGGCACGGCGTACCGTGAGCCGCACCTGTTCGCGCTTCATTTCCTGTACGGTGGCATGCGGCGGGATCGGCTCAAGGCCTGCCCACAACTCACCTCGCGTCACGCGCTTGTCTTCCGGGTGAGGGCGAGTGTGGTAACGGCTCAACCAATCGTTAAACGCAGCGACAAACTGTGCCAGTGTCGGCGGCGTCAGGCGGCCGGCCTTCACTTCGCGCACCACTTTGTTGCGCACCTCATCTGCCATGCCGCCACCGCAGTAGAAAGCCGGCATCCACATGCGTAGAAAATCATCTTTCATGATGCGGAAGAACTGCTCAATCCAGCCTTTGCCGTGCGGGTTGCCGGGAATGGAGTGAATCACCTGCTGCACGCCGACACGGGCATAAAATCCGGTCACGTCGTCATCGACGAACGAGTTCTTGTAGCCGCTGCCGTTATCCACATACAGGAACGGCGGTACATGGTTCCAGCGCGCAAACGCCTCAGCCCACATGCCCTGTACCGCAAAGGCACCTTCATGTTCATCTGCGCGCCAGCCCACGATAAAGCGGCTGCGTAAATCCATCGCCACCGACAATTCAGGGCGGTAGATGTCGCCTGTGAGCGGATGTGCCAGATACACGTCGGCGCGATAACCGTCCGCGACATACACATCGCCGGGTAGCGCGTTTTCAGTCGAGCGGCGGATGTACGCCTTCTCGGTCAGCCGGTAGAGGTTCTTGCCGATACGGGCAGGACTCATCCGACCCAGCATGGACGGTAACCCGTTCAGATAAGCGCGCACCTGGTCGTAACTGCAATTCATCCCCTGCACCTCGACCAGCACACGATGCACCGCCGATATGTCCGGCTTGCTCGGCTGGCTGAACAGTTCCAGTGCTAAACCTTCCCAGCCGCCCTCAATCCGCACACGGCCTCTGTGCTCCTTGATCAAGCCGTCTAAACCTGACTCCTTGTAGGAAGCCAGCTTTTCAAAGATGGTGGCACGGGTCGGTAAGCGACCGATCTTCTTGTTCTTACCGACCGCGACGGCATAAAAGGCGCGGGATACATGCGGCTCAAGATCGCCATCGATTGCATAGTTCAGTAACAGTCGTACCGCCTGCGTCGTACTGCCACTTCCCTTGATTCGGTTCACGGCCAGCACGACCGTCTCCCAGTCAAGCGCAGTCTGTTTTTTAGCCGCATCCGAACGTTCAAACAGCGACTTCTTGTGCGCATTGAGCGGGATGATTTCAGCACGCAAGGCAGGACGCGCAGGGTGAAGTTCGGTTAGCTGGCTCACGACGATACCTCTTGGCAATTTGAGCGCGCTCATTACTCTGCCTCTTTATCCTTGTTTTTACTTCCCTTTGGGCGCCCACGCCCAACCGGCGCATCTTCATTTCGCTCGTATTCACGCGCGCCTTTTTTGCGGTGAAAGTTGACATCGATCATGGAGACACTGGCATCCAGGCGGCTGCGTTCATCGTCATGCAGCATGTATTTGCTGGAGGGCTGAATCGGCATTAAGTCGTCAAGCTCGTCTTTCAGCCGGGCATATAACGATTCTGCGCGGGCATACAGCGCGCCAGCAGCCAGGCCCAGTGCATGGAGTTGCAATTCTCTTTCTTGTGCAGGAGCGTCTTCGCCCAATACTGCATCGAACATCACTTCCAGCGCGTCGACATGGATGCGTGAGCCATATTCCAGCGCGGCTGATTCATGGCGAACCTCAAAGGTGCGGGCGTTGTAAGTCGATTCGCCGGGCTTCTTTGTGCGGGTCAGGCGGTTATATTCGCGGGACACGTTTTCATGCTCGGTGCTGAGCTTGTCGTACTGCTTCTGGTGGTTTCCTATCGTCTCGCCCAGTTCTTTGATTTCTTCATGCAGAGAGGATTTTTCACGGGTGTGCTTGGTGACCAGCCCATCGATCAAATCGACGATCTCATCCTTGCTGTTGGCCTGTGCAGCTTGTTCAATCACGGCCCGATCATCTTCCGGCAGCTGGCGGATAGTGCGCATGGTGGCAGGGCCTAACCCGACGCGCCCCATAGCCTCAAATAATTCAGGGCCGAGCTTTTCTAGATTTTGTAAATCCAAATCTATGGATTCACGAGAACGACCTTCAATCAACTTACAGTAATCGTTCCAAGTGGTAATGATTACCTGTTTTCCGTCAACAAATCCTGTAAAACCCTTGTATTGCTTAGATTCCTTGATTTTTTGAAGGTCTAGTAAATTGGTTACGTTACCAATTTTTGAATACATGTCATGCACTACCTTGCGCCCGACACGCTGATAAATAAGCGCATTTGTGTCCTCGCTAGCAGTCATACTTTTGCTATTTGCATCCGTAGTCATCACAGTCAGCCGCTGGTTCATATTGTTGGTTTCGGAGTCTTCACCCAGCAGATCTATCGGATCATCTTCGTGAGTAGTTTCATTAGCCATGATGTTTCCTTTTTATTGAGCAGATAATTTGTCAGGGTCAGCCTTGAGGCCCAGGAACACGGCGGCTTTATGGGAATTGCCACGGCGACCTGTAGCTTTTCCGCACAACACCTCGCGGCAGGCTTGGTAGCTCACACCGGCGGCATCGCACATCTCGCGCAGATTGACGCCGCGCGCTGCAAGCTCGACGCGTTTCTTGTCAATGGCTTCCTTGGTCGGTCTTGTCTCTGTGTTATTCATGCTGACACCGCCACTTCAGTCCGACCTTCCTGGCGCACGATTGCGGAAACCTTGTCATTGGTACCAGCAACACGCTTGAGGCGACCATCAAGAGCGATGGTGTATTCGCCTTTCAACACGTGATACAGCATGGTCTGGCCGAAACCTGTGGCGCGGGCGATCTCCGGCAGGGTGGCTCCTTGTTCGCGCATCGCATGTATCGTGGGCAGGTCATCTTCGTAGATCGGCTGGCGGTGTACCTTGGGCCGCTGTGATGCAAGAATGGCGGGTAGCGTTTCGATCAGTTTTTCTACCACGCCGCACAGCCGGTCAACGCGCACCAGTACCTGTTCCAGCACATCCATCGGAGCGGCGTTGGGCCGTCCGGTGACCAGCGCGTCATAAGCGCGGATCACTTGCAGGTGGAACTTCGGGCTGATCCACATGGCGTAAGCGTAAACCAGTTCCTTGCAGACGTAGGTGCCTTGGTGTTTGCCACGAACTGTTGAAAAAGCAAGGCTCACATCTGAGCTGCCGCTCCTCACTTCTGAGGAACACTCTATTTCTGCGACCAGCGCGATGGTTGAGTCGAGGCGCATAAAGTTAGACGGCTGGTGGCGTTTTTCACCACCTGCGGCGAGGTGCAGGTCGTTCAGGCAATAGCGGCCTTCGGTGTCTTGATGGATCAGGTCGTCGGCGATAATTAGGTGGTTCATGGTCATCTCCTTAGCGTGCAGGTGCTTCGTTTTGATTCTTCAGGCCGAGCTTGACAGCCACTTCATGTGCCGCACCACGCCGCCCCTTGTTTGTGCCATTCACGACGGCGATGACCGTTGCCGGACTGAAGCCGTTTTCACGCGCCCAGCCGCTATAGGTTTTTCCTTCACGCTCAAAGCGTTTCTTTACTTGATCGAGGTTCATTGTTAATCTCCGTTGAAGTTGTTTAAGGTGGTTAATTATGGGAACTATAGTTCTCTAAGTCAAGGGGTTTTTATGAATTCAGATTCTCTTTTTTCAGAAAGATTAAAGCTGGAGCGGAAACGCTTGAAATTAAGCCAAGCAGAGGCTGGTATTGCTGCTGGGGTTAGCCGTGAGATGTGGGGCAAATACGAACGCGGCGCGATGCCAGGCGGGGATGTGTTGATAGCCTTAAAAAATGCTGGATTTGACATACCTACAATACTTGCTGGTGCCAATCGACTTGATGTCTCAATTAGCCTGCGCGAAATTGCACTGCTCTCTAATTTCCGATCAAGTCATCCAGATGTTCAACTTGGCGTAGAGGCTTTGTTGGCAGCGACAGTTAAAAAATGAAGTATCAGATCGGCGGCTTGATTACCTACTTCCACTTGGAAGGTTGGTGGCTGTCCGCCTTCACCGATGCAGAGCGGCAACGTATCGAATCGTGTTACGGTCAATATCTGACACATGGAAAGATCAGTTCAACCAGTCAAACTGCACCAGGGCTGCTACGTGCAATGGCACGTTTCTGGAAGCCAACGCCAGAGGATGCCATTCTGGCTTCACGGCTTCGCGCCAAAGCAAATGAAATAGCAACCGGAAAATACTTCGACGATTTTTGGATAAATCAGATTGATGAAATTGCCAGGCTTTGGCGAGAAAAAGATTACAACGAAGCGCGCACAAACCTGCATGAGCTGTCTTATAAAGTTAGAGAAGAAAACGCGCCACCACCAATCCCTGAGCTATTCAAAGAATTGATGGTCGCATTCACGCGAGATGATCCGCTGTACGCTGATGTGATGCGCGAAGCCTTACCTGTGATAGCAGCTAATCCCGGCATCGTTCAAAGCACACTATCTAAACAGTTTCCGCAATTCAACGCCGAGCAGTTCCGCTATGCCATGTATTACGGTGCTGAAATCGGCGATGTTCTCCGAGAAAAAAAGGGGCGAAGCTATACCTTACTCCTACCTTAATCCGCGTAAATGAAAGAAAGCCAAAATGAACGAACAAAAACTGGATGGGATAAGAAATGCTGAGTGAATTGATGGCCGCTGCGTCCAGCGTCAAAACAATTAAAGAGATGCTCAAAACCGCGCTCGATGCAAAAACCTACGAAGCGGTGAATGCAGTCTTAATAAAAGCGACAGATGATTTGATTGCGGCTCAAAATTTGATACTTAAGCTCCAGACGGAGCAGGCCTCGTTGATGCGCGAAAATTCTTTGCTGCAACAGGAACATGCCAAATCCGTGAAAGAGATTGCCCGTCTTGTCGAATGGCGCATGGAGGGCGAACAGTACGCGCTTACCGAGGTGGCTGCGGGTGCGTTTGCCTATGTTGTAAAGCCGGTTGACCCGCACACAGCACCAGCCGTGAACTCGAATACATGGTTCTGCTGTCAATGTTACGAAGCGGGAAATAAGTCCATCTTTCAGTTCGCCCAGTGGCATTCGCACAACCATCGTCAGTTTGTCTGTCAACGCTGCAAGTCGGCGCTGATTGTCTATACGCCAAGCGATGGCCCAGCGGTAATGACGATAAGCAGTTCGCGGCGCGGGTTTGATGATTACTAGGCCTTTCATGATGAATTCCTCTTGGTTGCCAACTTGCCCATGCCGTCAATCACCTGCTGCCGCCTTTTGTTGGCACGAAGTGCCTCATACTTCTGATCTGGTTCAAGACCTGGGATCAGTTCCACAAGGTAAGCCAAATAATCCCCGACGCACTCAATCGCCCATAACAGTAAAAACAGGCTGATCCGCAATGGCAGAACGAACACTGCGATGAACAGGTTTTTCAGTGTCATTACTGGTCGCATCCGTTCTCCATTTAAGTATTGTTGAGCCCTGGTGATATCGCAGGGTGAACGTATCTTTTGAAAGTGGTTTCACTCGACACACCGGGGCTGGACGCATACTCGCTAAATCCTGTCTCGCTCAATACGCTGGAAACGTTTCCCGTCTAATCCAAAACCTCGCGCGCACGTAAGCTCCAACCTCCTTAACCCATTGGAGCCTACCCATGAAAATCCCGCGCCTGTTCGCCTGGCAAATCGCCACCATCCTGCTGTTGATTTTGATCTACCTGCTCGCCCCGCAACAGCTGCCTGTCACCCTGTACAAGCTATCGCTGGTGACAATAGCCGGTGTGGCTGGATATTGGCTGGATCGCTCGCTGTTTCCCTATGCTTCGCCAGATGAATTTATGCCGAAACACTCCGCTTACGAAATCGCCTTTGCTGCCGCGTTGTTGCGCCGTGCCATTATTGTGGCCGCTGCAATGATTGCGATGGGCCTGGGGGCTTAACCATGAAAGACCCTCGCCATCGGCGCCGGATGTACTCTCATTGCAAAGCTACCGGGAAGCCTATTAAGGCTTACGAATTTGCAACTGAATCCAGCCCGAACAACGCCATTGCCACGCAACTGGATCAACCCAATAGCCGTTTTAATTGGTGGCTGGCGGGCGTGCTGTCGCTGCTGTTCTGGAGCTATATCGGCTTTGCTGTGGCCGAACCGATCCCGCCAGCGGCAACGAAATACCGCGCCGATCTGACCCGTGTCGCCCATGCCACATGGGGGCTGAATGCGCCGATTGCAGTGTTCGCCGCCCAGGTGCACCAGGAGAGCGGCTGGAATCCTGCTGCAGTCAGCCAGGTCGGTGCGGTAGGGATGACGCAGTTCATGCCGGCCACGGCGAGCTGGATGCAGCAGAAATTCCCGGAGCTGGCTATCGGTACGCCGCAAAATCCTACCTGGGCATTGCGCGCACTGGTGACCTACGACAAGTGGCTGTATGACCGGGTAGCCGGTGACTCTGAGTCTGATCGGCTATGGGCGGCGTTGCGCTCTTACAACGGAGGGCTGGGACATTGGCAGCGCGAGGCGGCAACGGTGCGCCCGGCGCTCAGTCATACGGCAGTTGACCGGGCATGCGGGCATGCATTGCGCACCGCAAACTATCACCCGCGCAGTATGGCTTTCTGCCCTGAAAATCTGGGCTATCCGCGCCGCATCATGGTGGTATTGCAGCCGCGCTATCTGGTCTGGGGTCGCGGGATGGCAACATGATCCGCCTTATAACCGGGCTATCCATCTTCTTTATCTTCGCCTTTACACTCGGTGCGGCGGGAGGCTGGGACTACACCCGCCAGCATTATCGGGCTGAAATATCCGGGATGAAGGCGGCGCAAGCCGAAGCAATTGCGGCGACCGAATCCGCTGCGCGCAAACGCCTGCAATCTGCTCAGGACCGGGGCGATATTCTGTCCGCGCGCCTATCCAAAACTGAAGACGATCTTAATCAAAAATCTGAGGAGGTATCCCGTGAAATATCCCGTCTTACTACTGGCCGCGGACAGAATAT